CACATTAAAGGCTAGAGAATTCATTTCTCCAGCCTTATTATTTATTTATTATCTTCTGAGATATACTCCCTAGCCTACCATTACATCATTATTAATATAGCACTTGCTACTCCAATTCCTAGATATGTAATGCGCCCTGTAACTTCCAATACTAATTTTCTCATAGTCATTACCTCCTTCATTAGGATTATTAGCTGTTTCTGGAATATTTATACAAATTTTAGAAAAAATTTTTCAAATTCGCTTGACTATTGGTTACCAATAGTATATTATATAAGTATAATAAATAATAAGAAAGGGGTAAGGAAGATGAAAAGAAATTTAATGAAAGAAGCTCATAAAATGACAAAGGAAATAAAAGAACAATATCCAGAAGTAGATTATCAAGCTCAATTAGGTTTATGTTTATCTTTCTTAGCTCAAGAAGGGGAACAAGAAATGAAAATAGAAGGAAAAAGCGAAAAACAAATAAAATATGCTGAAAATTGTAGAGATAGCAGAATAGCACAATTTGAAAGAAAAATAGAAAGATTAGGAACAAGTGAAGTAACAGCAACTTATGAAGTAAGAAAAACTGGGGAAAAATTAGAACTTACAAAAGTTGAAGCATTACAAATAGGTATAAATGTATTAAAAAACATGACAAAAGCTTGGGAAATAATCAATGCTTGTGAATGTGATATAGAAATATTAATATACCACTACGGTCAATATAGATAGGAGAAACTTATGAAAGAACAAAGAAATTTGAAAGTAAGTTGTTGTAAAGCTGGAGGTAATGCAAGTAAAAATGCATTGTCTTACAAGTTAACTCTTCCAGTAGCATGGATTAAAGAAATGGGTATTAGTCCAGAAGATAGGGAAATAACAGCTACTTTTGAAAACAATAAAATTATAATAGAAAAGGGGAAAAGAAATGAAAGCTTATAAAACAAAAACTTGGAATGATTACAAAATTCTAAAGGAGGATTCTATCAACACAGTTGATGTAAGTGAAATAGCAGAAGTAAAATTAGCTGAAAAAAATGGGGAACAATATATATTTGGAATAACAAATCATATAGATGACATATGGTGGCAAGGGTTCAAATTAGAATATGAATACGATGGTAGAGATTTATTTGAACTTTATCATCTATATAGAGAAGATTATATAATAAATAATCGTTAATTAATATTAATTTTAATTTTAATCAAAATAAAAAGGACTAGAGTTATTCTAGTCCTTTTCTGCAAGCAATTTTATAATTACATATATTAAGTTTTAATCCTTGTTTTAATGGATATTGCTTGCTCTTATATTATAGCACATCTTAAAAATAGAAGCTAGAAGGTTATATACCCTCTAGCTATTTTATCGGTCGCTATCGGTCGCGTCCGATAACTATTTTTCAAAAACTTCTACATATTTTGGTGAAGCAGTGATATATACTCCTGATTTTAGTTTATACATATCTGTTCCAGTTCTTTTAACTTTTTCTGTAATCGTATAAACTCCACCAGCAGTAACTTTACCAATAGTATTTTCTTCTGTAAAGTCGGCTTTGCTATGTATATTTACATCCTTTAGTATTTTAACGTATTTAACCTTGTAAGTTTCTTCTTTCTTTTCTATATAAGTTACTCCAAAGTATTCACATACTGCTTTTGCTACTGCTTCAGCACATTTTTCTTGATGTTTTTTATCAAGCATAAGTTTAGCTTCATTCCAATAATCCATAAAACCATACTCGATTAATATTGCTGGCATTGTTGTTTGTCTAAGTATAGCTAATGTAAATCCACTCATATCTACATCACGCATTAAACCGTAGCTATATTCGTAATTTATATCTTTTTCTAAATGTTTAGCTGCTAATTTTCCTAATTTTATAGATTTTTCAGAACAATTTTTAGTTCTTAATACTAATAATCCCTTAATTTTACTTTGCCATTTAGCACAGCTTCCTATCGCATTATAGTGATTTGAAATTAATATATCTGCTTTTGCTGCATTAGCTTTGTATGCTCTCATATTAAGTGGTATATCAGTTTTTCCAGTCATATCTGCTGTAAACATTGTATCTATACCACATCTCTTTAGCGCAGCAGCTAGATATTCACTTACACCTCTGTTCCATTCATTTTCTTTTATGATCTTTCCTTTTTTTCTGACTAATTCACCATCTATGTATAAATTTTTTGACATTGGAACTGATTGTTTACCTTCTGTATGCATACCATGTCCTGCATCTATAGCTACTAAATATTTTTTACTCATAATAACACTTCCTTTTCTGAAAATAAAAGATGCTTAAAAAATCGACCTTCCTATCCACTTCCTAAGCACCTTACAGTCACCTTATAAAGTATTTATATCTATTTTTCTATCAAGTTCTTAAAAGCTTGATGTAAGCCTACAGAAGCAAGCCCTGAAAATAATCCACCAAGTATAACTTCTGGACTTACATATCCAGCTATCCATATGTTTAAAGCGCATCCTAAAAGTGCCATGATGCAAGGTATGTATTTATTATCTATAAAACTAAAACTTGTTTTTATAACATATCCTACACATACACAAATACCTACTACTACTAAAACTAAATAGCTACCTAATAAATTTAAATCAAACATAACTACCTCCTATTAATTAAATAAATTATTTTGTATTGCATAAAAGAAAAAACTAACCAATGCTGTTATAATTGCATAAGTTAGTTTATTTAAGTTGCTTGCTAATTTGTCTATGGTATTGCATAGATTTTCTATTTTTACTGCCATTTCAGACTGTGTATTTTCTAGTTTGTCTATTCTTTCAGAATGTCTTTGCAGCCTTTCATCGTGTCTCTTTAGTGTGTCTTTTAACCATTCATCATTCATGCAAAATTCCTTTCTTATATAAAAAAGGACTGTAGCGCTACAGTCCTTTTAAAAATAGATTTAGTTTTTTTAATTATATAGTTGTTTTTATTTTTTGTATTCTCACATTTTACATCTTTTTCACCCCCTTTACAGTTATTATACTATAAGTTTAATATAATATAGTTAACTGTTCTATGATCTTACTTGACATTTACTTGGTAAAATACTTAGTAAATTAGTGCACAATATTTTTAAATTGCGAACTAAGTGGGTATTAAAAAAGACTAGAAATTAATCTAGCCTTTAGCATATTATTTGAATACTTCTCTTAATACATCATCTGTAAGTTCTCCGAATAATGGTCCATTTACAGGTTGCAGTATATCTATATCTCCCATTTGCAAGTTAGCTTCTATCAATACTGGTTCGGCATTTTCATCAATAGCAACATCCCAACTTATTAATCTAAAATGAGCCATTTTTTCTGCTTCTCTTTTCACCATTTCGATAGCTTTTTCATATCCAGGAATAACTGTATTTTTAAATACATATCCTTGAGGATGTTTTGAAAATTCATTACCATATAAATCAAAAGCTTTATCTTTTAAACTTCCATCTGGATTTATACCACAATATATTCCTCCAGACATAGCATTATCAACCTTAGAATCTCCTATACCCATTCTTAAAACTCCTTGTAAGTAATGAATTTTATTATTTATTTGCAGTGTCATTATTCTTAAAGAATTTACAGAACTTTTATGTATTTCACTTAAAATTTTATGTTGTTTTATTGTTTCTTGAAAAATCATATTATTTGCAGGTAATTCTTCAAGTATTTTTTCTATTTGACCTTTGTCTTTATTTTCGTAAAAAGCAACATTTGCTCCACCACAAGAACCTAAGCAAGGTTTTGCTACAAAACTATCTTTATTTGCAAGTAAATTAATAGCTTCTTTTTTAGATATTATTTTATAATTCTTATTAAAAAATACACCATCTATTATCCTTACTATAGTTTTTGGCATATTAGCATCTTTAAACCACATATCAAAATAATTTTTATCACAAACACCGATATGTAGTTCTCTATTATTAAAATAAGGGTCTATTTTACTTGCATAAAGGTCATCTGGAATATATCTTACATCGAATTTCCCTGTTCTATTTATATAATATTTATGATAAGAAATATCAAAGTCCTTTGTATATTTATGCCAATAATCTTTTATTTTTTTTACTTCATCAGATTGCAAATTATCACCTTTTTTTATGTAATATTTTCTAACCTTATAGCGATAAAAATATTTACTTCCTAATTTCATAAAATAATAATGCATATCTTTTAAGCTATAAATTATTTTAACGATTATTTTTTTCATTTTTAACTCCCCCCACATAAGTATTCCCTTAAATTATAATGTATTTTACACATTTTTTCCATATATTGTATATTGATTAGAGTGTTAAAAATGATTTTAAAAGTTTTATACTAAAGGTTCTCCGTATCCATCATACCCATCTTGTTTTAATATTTCTAAAGTTGTTTCTTTATATTTTTTAGGCACTTGGTCTATAGTTTTTATTTTCTTTTCTATTAAATTTGCATATATTCTAGCCATTATTGTAAACCTCCTTCTTGTAAAGATAAAATCATTTCAGTTAATTCTGCTAATGCTTCTTCATGTTCAGTATCAACTTGTTTTAATTGTAGTATTTTTTCGTCAGTAGTTAATTCTTGTTCTACTAAATCCATTTGTTTTACTGCATACACGATTGTTATTGTTGTATCTTGTTCTGTATAACCAGTTATAATAAGATATTCAGTTTCTGTGTTGTATGTAGGTTGTTGGTCTATAACTTCTTTAAATCCATATCTAGTCATTAGTGCAATAGATTTGTTGAATCCAACTATAGTTCTCCCGTCTGATAATTTGTAATTTTGTGGTGCATACTCTAATATTCCATTGTTTAGTTTTGCATACATATTAATTTACCTCCTTAAATTTATTCATATTTAATAGCAACCCATTCAAATTGGTCACCTTGTCTAATAGGTCCATAGGTTTGGTCTATTGTATCGAATTGAAATCCTCCGTCTACTAATTTAATTTTTGGCAAACCTTTATTATATCCTTTGTCTGAATATGAATTTATACCTGTAATCCCTACACTTATTCCAGCACTATCTGTTCTTGAAGAAAAAGTTACATAAGGAGTATAAACCCAACACAATGAATGTGTTAATGTAGAAATATCACTTGTAATTCTAACAAAAACAATGTCAGGAATAAATGTAAGTCCAGTAATTGTTATATCTTGTTTATCAGAAGTTGCTGTAACTGTACCTTTTTGCATTTGCATATTACCACCGCCATTATTATTCATTAATAGTTTATGCGACATACTCAATCACCCCACCTAACCATTCTGTTGTATAAGTAAAAATAAACTCATATGTCTTATTAGCACTTATTGTGGGAGCACTACCATTTTGCCATTTACACGAAGGTAATATAAGTGTTAAATCTTCAGTAGTATTAAAAAACAAGTGAAGTTCTAAAGGTCTACTGTCAGAAATTGAAGGTAATAAAATTTCTGTCCCGTCTACCATATTACTAACAATTTGATTCTTTTTTTCAGTTAAAGTCAATGTTGTATTACTTATTGTTAACTCTTCCCATGTTTCAACAATTGCTCCACCAGTATCACCCTTTGGAATACCTAAATTTAATAACGGATTTTCAGTTGTTCCAGTAATACTTACGGTTGCACTACTTCCACTATCAAGTGTAGTTACTGTTCCTATTTGTAAATTTGGAGTTGCTCCAGTATCTCCTTTTGCACCATTATCGCCCTTCCATTGATACCAAGTATAAGAACGTGGATTTGTTGGAGAATCTGCATTTGTATCAACGCTTAATCCTATATATGCGTTTGGTGTATCTGACATTTGCCCCGCCAACTGTGGAGCTCCTGTACTTGAATATTTTATATGTAAATACTGGCTTGTACCCCCACCACTTGATATAGGAAGTGTTATTCCATTGCCTAATTTACTACCCTTTGAATTTACAAGTTGAAGTAAATTAGTAGCACTATCTAATGACAAATCAGTTGGTTGGTTGTTCGCAATATCTTTAAATTGCGAATTAACTTCGTTGATAGCTCCAACAATGTATTTATTTTTTGTTTCTAATCCATTGTCCGTTTTCTTTTGGTAATCTTTTAGATCTACTGTCACTTCTCCACCTCCTGAGCTTCCTGTATTTTCTAATAATCCTTCTCTTACATCTGCTAATAATAAGAATGTACTTACTTTTACATCGTCTTTTTCTATGGAGAATAGCATTTTTAAAACTCCTGATACTTTTGTTATATCACTATCTATTACGGCATCAAATGAATTATTAGATATATTTGTTACGGATCCATTTATTACTTGTCCATCTGCTCTCTTGTATTTAGCAGTAATAGAACAGCCAGTCAAACTGACTGGCTTTCCATCTTCAAGTACATTAATAGTGAGTTTATTTCCCTTATCACCTTGTACAAGTTTTATTACTTCAAATTTTTCTTGCTTTAAATCGCTTTCTATATTGTAATCTCTCAAGCGTTTCACTCCTTTCTAACTGTTTAATATGCTCCAATATGTAGAACTTCTTATATTTGCATCATCATTTTTGAATTTAAGGAAGTTTATTAACGTACCTCCATATTTGATATAGTCCTTGAAAGCCACTTTATAAGCGCTTAAAGTTCCATTATTGTAAGCCCATTTATAACTTTGTGTGTATGACCAAGCATAACCATATCCACTGCCATAACTAAGAATGTAGACATCTTCTCTTCTTGTATTTCCAAATACACTTTCTGCATTTGTATCTGACTTAGTACTCATGTAAAGGTCAAAGTCTGTTCCGCCTACGCCCGTGTCATTTACTGTAAATATACCATCGCAAATTACTGTTTTCCCGTTACCATCTGTAATACTTTTACCTTTAAGGCTTGGAATGTAGATTTTTGTTCCGAATGGTAAATTGAACGAACCGCAAGTTTTACCCAAATTCAATGGTATATTACAAGCACTTCCACTGTCTCCACCATAAGCTGTTATTTTACAAGTTTTTAATTTATATACATATTTATTGCCGTCTATTGTACCTTGTTCTGAAACACAATTTGTATATTCAGTTGTACCAGCATCTGTTACTCCATCGCCTGTTGTACCTCCACCAGTACCACCACTTTCTGTTCCACCTCCTGGTAATGTTCCGTCATAATGGGTAGGTTGAGGTCTTACTATCATTACAATATCGTCAGCATATCCCGAATTACCTGCTATAGAAACTATTCTTATACCGGCATTAATTGTTGTTCCGTCATCAAACGTGTGATTCTTTGTCATAGTTCCGTTTGTAGATTCTATAACTGACTTTTTACCACTAGAATTATCTCCATAACATACTGCTACATGAGAAACCTTCATATATCTATTAGGTTGTTTCCAATTTCCGCTAGAGTCTTTTTTAGAATAGAATATTAAGTCCCCTTTTTTTATTGGTGAGAAATTATCATCAGTTGAGCCTTTGCTTCCGTAAGTTTTTCCTGTATCTACATTTCTGTAATATACAATTCCAAGGCCGACTCTATCGAAATACTCACATTGAGCTGCTGCTTCTCTTGCCCATGTACCATCTGCTTTGACCATGTTAAATGCCCAACTCTTACTACTTTTCTGCAATTTATCTTTACGGAAATTAGTAAAGTTTGTTTTATTGGCATATGGACCATTCGCATATTCAAGTCCTTTTGTCATCATGCCTGAGAATGTACTACAATCTATTGCTTTATAATGTCTTGTCTTTCCACTTCTAGTAACTGCTACCCATAATGAATCGGCAACGTCTTGGTCAGCTGTACAGCTACCACTAAGTGGAGTATTTGCACTTCTATAGGTAAAACCTTGTGACCATGATTGACCTTGTGTATATTCATTGTCACACACTCTCCAATATGTTAGTCCAACTTCTACCATTTCATCTGCATATGGGAAATCTTGAATAATTGTAGGATCTATTGTTGTCCCTGTTGATGTTATAGTGATATATTTATTTGAAACATAACCATAAGCTCCATTGTAACTTATTTTGTACCAACCTGTGGCATTGTCTTTGGCAACTATTGTAACTGTTGTTCCTTGTGGTAGAGTTGTAATTATTCCATAGTTTACACCAGCTCCTTTTCTCACATTAAGATTAGCTGTTGTTGTACCAGTTGCATTATAAGCAGTTTCACCTGTACCTACTGGACCACTTGGTTTATCTTCCTCTCCAGGATTACTATTTGTACCTTCTACTATAAGGCTTACATCTCCATAGAAAGAATACTGTTCTAATTGATTGCTATTTACGAATAATTCTAATGAAGTAGCTCCTTTTTCTATAGCTTGTACTATTGATGCAGGCAATGTTATATCTTGTGTTTCTCCTCTAGCAAATTTAATATTACTGTCCCAATAATCTGTTGTTCCGCTACTTCCACCTACCGCTCTAATAATCGGATGTGGTGTTTTACTATTGTAACCATGTTCCGTATTGAGTCTTGTCATTCTAAGTTTTACATTGTATTCTTTTTTATTTGATAATACATCTTTGATTACACTTACAGGTAATTTGATATACCCTCTATGTGATTTTGAGTTTTCTTTATATTTGCCCTGCCCTGTATATCCTTTTCTTGGTACGGTTTGTTCATCCTCTTCGCCTTCACCCTCTACTAATGTATATAAGTTAGCAGTATCTATACAAATATTATCTGTTATATTTGTACTTGTAGATGTTGTTGTAGGAGTATATAATGTATCAAATTGAGTGTAACCGTTTGTATTAGGTATAAATATAGCATTTTCTGAAACATATACCATTTCATTATCTGAATATTTTGGTATTATTCTACTTGAAGTAAATATACTACCATTATATACACTTGCAATTTTTTCAACATTTCCAGAACTCCACCCCAGTGAAACTTTACTTTGCCCATCAGCAACTACACATTTATCTACTCCTGAAAAGTCACAATTATCTATAACTATATTAGAAGCAGCAAATGAACCAATTCCTGTAGTACCCTCTACTCCATGAAATCTTATTCCTTTTATTTCGACATAATTTACATTAGATGCTGAAAATACATAATTTTCTAAAGAAGAATCAACTAAATTTATAATTGGATAATTATTATAATCTGTTTGAGTTATTTCTCCAGCTACTAATCTTTTATCAGCATCATATTCTATTGTCATTCTACTAAGCAAATCTTCTACTTTAAATTTTTTACAATTTATGACAACATTTTTTCCTAATACTATTTTAAATAACGTTCCCATAAAGTCTTGTATAACTACATCTTCGTTCAATATACAATTTTCTTCTATATGAATAGTAATTACATTATTAAATTTATATCCATATTGTTTTATATGCCTTAATACATCTTTTAAAGAGTTTGCCTTATTATTTTCATCTTTACCTGTACCTTCTCCAGTAGCAGTTGGTGCTATGTACCAATCAAGAGGACATCCATTAAAATCAGCTATTTGTACAACTTGAGAACATATCAACTTGTCAGTAACTAATTTTTCTGTATAAGCTCCCTCTCTATGAAATGAACTTATAGGCTCGTCATTATTTGTAAATATTTGAACACCTTGACCATCATAGATAACATAACCTACAATGTTACTCTCACTATCTTGTAAGTTAATTCTTATCCCTTCATCTGAAATATCTATAAGTCCTTGTATCATTCTTACAATCGCATCACTACTTACTGAAAAAGTTACATTTCCGTTTCCATCTTCCACAGTAAGGTTTCTAGCATCTATATAAGTCCCCTTGACTTTACCTGCATTTATTTTGTCTGCATTAAGTGAACCTATCAAAGCACTTTCTATTGCAGCTTCTTGAAAATATTCTGCAGCATCACTTATTTTTGTAGTTGTCGCACTAACTTCTTCTGAAAAATCAGTTGAATTACCATAAGTATTTACAGCTCTTACTTTGTAATACCAAGTTTGTGCGCATTCAACTTCGTGTAAAAATGCACTTGCTTGACCTTTAAAAATTAAGTCGAAAGCATTAGGTGTAAATCCTTGCTCTTGGCTTGCATATACCTCATAAGAATAATAAGGCTTATTGTCATACTCCCAACTAAGAGAAACTGTCTTAAATCCAGCTCTATCTATAGTTATAACGGGTATTGCTGGCAATGTATTAGGATAATCTTTTTTATTATTTTTTATAATCTCTTTTACTTCATCTTTTGTCACAGTATCATCATTAGATTTATTTATAATACTTCCTAATGTTGTCTTTGGATCACCTAATTCTATAGATATATATTTTTCTGCTAATACATTATAAGTTGTTTTAATTACTCTCGCCTGGTCTCTTATTCCGTATTTACCGTTAACTATATATACACTATCATCCATACCTATATGCTCTAACTCATATAATCCATCTTCCTTATATTCCTCAGTTTGACTAAGTGGTTGAAATTCTATTTTATAAGTCATTTTAGGAAGGTCGCAGCTATTATCGTTGAAATATTTTTCAGCTAGATTTTTTAATTTTTCTTTTGTTGGGGCTTCATCTTTGTCAAATTTATCAGAAAAATCTATCCATTGACTTTTTACTATATCACCTTCTACATATCTAGATGATTTTACTCCTATTTCATCAATATATAGAGTCTTTTCAACTTCATCTTCTGTATAAGTAGCATAAGGTTTTATAACATTAATTATTTCTGAGTAATCCTCTTCTAATGTAAATCCTGTAATGTTCTTCTTATAAGCTATAAGAGTGTTATCATCTTTACCCCTTCTATTAAGTACGGATATTGTAAAGTTATCTCTAAGAAGCTTAGGACCATTACCGAATGTATCTATAAGAGAACCTCTTGTTCCAGCTATAGCAGATAAGCAATCTGTTTTTCTATCCATGCTATAGTTACCTAGCATTTCTATATTACTTTCTATTGTAAATCTACTATCTGCATCAGAACTCTGTAGCATATGTTTACCAGCATTTTCACAATTTATATTTCTTTCGTTTATATCTTCGTTTAAAGAGTTTTTAGCTAAATCAAATGAAATATGTTTTGCATATACTGTTACTTGCCCGTCTAAAGGTTTACTTATAGTATCTATCCTAAAAAGTTGTCCTTTTAGACTGTCAGATGCATCGGCTTTTATAAGATTATCTTGTTTTAATGCATAAAAAAAAGAACCATCGGAAGGATATACAAGTGTTAACTCAAAATCCCCGTTTGATTCTTCTTCAACTTGGCAAGATATAGCATCTACCAATAAACCTAATCCATTGCTTTCATACGTTGTAAAACTATTATCATAAATTCTTGGTATCACTATATCACCGCCATTCTATAATCTATTTTTATTTTAGTAAAACTAGCACCTGTTCCCAACGACCAGGTTATATTATTATTACCTTCTTCTAATATCGGAAAATCACTATACATTTTATGATTTGCATTTACTGTTTTTCCAAGCGAATTAACAGTAGTTGCATTCATTAAATCACAGTCAAGTTTTATATGCCCTTCTAAGGCTTTTAAAATTATTTCTTGATTATTTATATTAATAGTTATATCCCCTGTCGCATACACATCAATAACAGGCTTAGTTTTATATTCATCATTTTTTATTATAGTATTTTTAGTAGTTATTTCTACTGTTTTGCTTTTATTTGAAAATCTATAAGGTTTACATCTAAATTGTGCCTGAAACAATCCAAAGTTTTCAATTGCTTCTTCTATGTCAATATCAGAATTGTAAGTCCCTAGCAAATAGTAATCCATATCCTCACTTAATTGTATTTTTCTAGTTGTTCCATTAAGAAGAAATTTCTTTGCTCTCCTTGCTAATGCTGGAGTAGTTTCAATCTCATCATGCTCGTTTACTATCACACAACTTAGTTTTAGTATAAAATCTTCATATCCATTGTCTACTGTTAATGTTCCGTCTCTTCCTTCTATCTCAATAAAATCTAGCTTTTTAGAAGGTGCAGAAAGGATATTACTTTCATACACTTTTATTCCATAATCTGTACTAATTTTGTCGTCCAAATATAAAACTATTGGATCTCTGTATTCTATAAATTCCATTTCTACACCTCCTTATACTGTTAATACATTTTTTCTTTTTAAATAGAATGCTAAATCATTTGCTAGAGTTTCTATGTCCTTATCATCGTTTATAGTTAAGTTTTCTATATGTAATAAGCTGGCAAATCTATTTGTGTTATTTTCTTGACTACTATTAGTTTGATTAGCTATCGCCATACTATCTGTTAAGCTCTTAGCAGTGTCAAATAAATTTGTAGTAGCAATATTACCATTCATTGTGTCAACTACATTACCTGCTAGTTTATCTGCTTTTGTCAATAAACTATCTTCTTCGTTGTCTATACCAACTCCTATACCTTCTACAATACCTTTACCGATTATATCTCTCATTATCTTAGAAGGTGAGTTAATTTTGAATGAGGATTTAAATCCTTTTACAATATTACTTGCAAAGTTACTAATTTGACTTCTTAACCAACTTCCAGCCCCACTAATACCTGACCATATACCTTTTACTATATTGCTACCTATACTTACCATTTTACTTGGAATGCTCTTAACTCCATTTACTATATTTGTTGTAAATGTTCTACCAGCTTGAGTAGCTTTTTGACCGAATTGAGATACAAAATTAGCAGCTTTACTTATTGCTTGAGACAATAAACTCCATACTTTACTTGGCAAGTTTTGTATTGCACTTATAACATTTTTTATAAAGTTTGAGCCAGCTTCACGTGCTTTTGATGCCATTTGTGAAGCCCAGTTAACTGCTTTGTTATAAGTTTGAGATAACCAGCTTGCTACATTGCTCGGTAAATTTTGTATAAAACTAATCATATTATTAACAAAATTTGAGCCAGTCTCTTGTGCTTTTGATAACATGTTACTTCCCCAACTAACTACATTGTTGTATGTATTTGTTAGCCATTGACCTATTCTAGAAGGCAACTGAGAGAACCATTGTCCTATAGACTCTATCCAAAGTGGTATATTAGTTGCAAAATAATTATATGTATTTACTACCCAACTTGTTATTGTTCCAAGTGCTAAACCTAATGCATATCCTATTCTAGAAGGCAATTCATTAAACCATTGTCCTATACCTGTTATAAGGTTTGTACACCATTGTATAAATGAATTATAAGTATTTGTAAACCAATTTGATATATTAGTTCCTACTTCAGACAATTTATCGACTATTACTTGTCCTATACCCATAAATATTTCTGATATAAAGTTCCATAAATCTGATAGTATAGTCATTATATTATTGCCTAAATTAGAAAATAAGTTTTGTACACCTTGCAAAGCCCCTTGCCAGTCTCCAGTAAAAATACTAATCATAATAGATATTGAATCTCTTATATAGTCTACTATCAAACTGAAAGTATCTTCTATTGTTCCGTATAAATCTGTAAAAGCATCGCCAAAATAACCATTAACACTATAACCCCAATTTATTATAGGATCTAACAATGTTGCTAATCCGTTACTAAAAGCATCTTTCAATGCATTTGTTCCATCTAATAAAGATTTTCTTAAACTCACTATTATATTTTGAAAATCTTTTTGTAATTGTTTCCCTAGCTTTTGAACATCTTCTGATAATTTACCGAAGTTGCCACTAAATAGGTCTCCTAGTAATGTTTTTATTCCACCAACTAAGTCACCTAAAAAAGTTTTTATTCCATTAAATGCATTCATAATAGAATTAAAAGCAGCTTGAACACTTGCTGGAGCTTTGCCAACTGCTTCAACTATGTTATCCCATAGATTAAGCCAGAAATTTCTAAAACTTTCACAGTTATTCCAAAGATATATAAATCCAGCAACTAATGCTGCTATTGCTGCTATTACTATAGTTATTGGATTAGCTAGCATAAATGCCCATAATGATTGTATAGCCGGTACTACCGACCCCATAATCACATTTCTTAAACTAGTAAACAGTCCTGACACTCTGCCTATCGCACTACTTAATATACTAGACTCAGCCATCAATGCCCTTAATTCTATTAAGTTTCCTATTGCACTTGCTAAAGAACCCAGAATTAATAATAATGGTCCTATAGCTGCAACTACTAATCCTACTGTGACTATAGTTGTTTTAACACCGCTATTAAGTCCATTAAACCAAGTTAAAGCGCCTTGTAACACACTTACTAATCCTTTTATCATTGGCAATAATGCTTCACCAATAGATATTGCAGCACCTTCTAAAGCTGATTTTAATGCAGTTATTTGACCGTTAAGGTTATCATTCATAACCTCAGCCATTTTTTCAGCACTACCACCACAATTTTCTAGTTGATCTGCATATCCAGCAACTTTATCACTACCTTCATTAAGTAATATACCCATAGCTTTGATTGAGTCTGCTGTAAATGTAGAAGATAAAGCAGCTTGTCTTTCAGACTCACTCATTCCGTTTGTTGCTTTTTCAACTCCTTTGATAATTTCAGTCATATCAAGGAAGTTGCCTTTACTGTCAGTAATTTGAACTTTTGTTTTACCTATTTGAATGCATCCATCTTTCATTGCATTACCCATGTCCCTAAATACTGCAGATAATGCTGTACCAGCTGGAGCACCTTTTAGCATTTCATTAGATAAAGCCATTAGCACTGCATTAGTTTGTGTTAAATCTTGACCAAATCCATTAGCATTAACACCGCAGTTACTCATTGCTTCTGTTAATTGGTCTGCTGATGTATTTGCATTGGCTTGTGCATATGCAAATTGGTCTGCTGCCATTCCCGCATCACTTGCTTGCATCCCAAATGCACTTAAAATATCAGTCACCGCGTCGCTGGCATTTGCAAGATCCATACCCGATGCAGCAGCAAGGTTTAATACCCCTGGAAGTGCATCCATTGATTGTTGAGTGTCCCAACCAGCTAATGCCATGTAGCTAAGAGCATCTGCACATTGACTAGCACTAAATTGTGTACTTGCTCCCATTTCTTTTGCTAAATCAGATAATTGTTGTAATTCACTACCTGTTGCACCAGATAAAGCCTGTACATTACTCATACTACTTTCAAAATCAGCAGCAGTTTTTACCGAAGCAGCCCCAATGCCGACTAATGGTAATGTTACATGTGTGGTTAATGTAGAACCCGCACTTGTAAGCATAGAACCTGCAGCTTGAAACCTACTTCCCATACTTTGTGAACTGTCAGCTAATGTTTGCATTTGTTGTCTAGCTGTAGTATAACTATTAGTCCATCTACTAGAATCTAGTTCTAAATAACCTATAGCCGTACCTAGATTCATGCTCATTATTTACCTCCTTTCAGCGCTTCTTTTCTAAGGAAGTCATTTAAATAATATTTATCTTTGTCGCTATCTACTTTTTCATCTTTAAAATGTGGTTTTTTCTTATTTTCAATTTGGTTGATTATATATAAACAGGCTTCATCAAAACAAAATGCTGTATATTCATCATCTATTCGTAATATTTCAGAAGGTAGTCTATTAAACTTCAATGCTTGGTTGATTATTCGCATTACGTTGTTGCTCTTTACGAAAGTTTTTTAGAGCTTCTACCCCTCCTTGCGAATACATCATTATTGACATTTGCATTTCTAATGTTAAATCTAAATCTATTTCTTTTAGTTGTTTATAAGTGGGGTTAACTAAACATGCTTCTGCTAATACTTCTATTAATCCACCTAATTGTGCTAAAGATTCTCCATCATCTTCTGCTACTACTTTATTAGCCAGTTTATTTTTACCATTAAATAATTGAGTTGCTTCTGTTAGAAGTGTATTAGGTATTTTTTTATGAGCTATTAAATTCATCATATTAGGTCTTTTTAGCTCTGCTACAAATGTTGTCCCATCCTCGAATTTGCCTAACTCAATTATCTCCGTTCTTTTTACCTGTTTTAACTGTTCTAAACTTGTTACTTGTAAATTTTCCATTATCTATTTCCTTTCATAATAAAAGCCCTCCCAAAATTAATTAGGAAGGCTAAAATCTATTTGTTATATTTTATTATACAGCAGTTGTCGGTAATGCATCTACTAAAGAAGCTGTATAAGGCGCTGCATTTTTAGCTGGTCTAGATTTTATTACATATTCATTAGTGTAATATTCCCCATCTTTAAACGTAAAAGGTACACTAGTTCCCTCGCAACTTGGATAAGATACTTTTATATATTTTCCAGTATCTCCATCTGTTGATACTTCGCAAGTATATATATTGCATGTAAATTTCTTTTTAGTTGCTTTTGTCCCTATTGCTGGAGGTGTATATGTGAATTTGCCACCTTCCCCTGGTGTTAACGTACCACCTTGGAATAACTCCAATAATTCAGGACACATAAGATTATCTGTAAATGTTAAATCATGTCCTAATAATGTATCTTCTGCTTTTCTATTCGCATATAATACATTTTTTATTTTTAAAGTTTGTTCATCGCCTTCGTCTAGCACTTCTTCTATCCCTACTTCTGAAGCAGTTTCAAATGTATAACTTTTTTCATCTTCTGTAACTATTTCTACACATGCCACATCTGAAAGTGCATGTTGGTTAAGTGTTACCTCTGTTGCCATTATCTCAACCTCCTTTGAACGTATCTAAAATACGTTAATTTTGTATAATATGCTTTCATTTCATTATCTATCTCTATTGCATATTTTTCATAAGCTTTTCTTAATTTGCCGAATTTAGTTACTGTATTTTCAACTTGTTTTATATAGTCATTTACCTTAGAATACTCATTAAATGGATAGAATACCCATAATTCAATGCTTTCTTTTTTTAAATTCTTACTTGTAGTATCTTCTATTCCAGCATCGTAAAAAAGTACAAACGGCTTAGTGCAAATTTTATCTTGTTGCCCTAAAGAAAATACAGTTAATCCAGCAGTTTTAAGAAATTTATATAAATCTTTAAACATTTAGATCACCTGCTTAGCAATACAGTTAATCCAGCTATAATTTGTGGGCCTACATGTTCTATAGCTGGCATTATAATTGGATAAGGATTTGTACCTGGATGATTAACTTTTTTAACAGGATGACTAGCGCCTTGCCAATACAACCAAGGGCTTCCTGCTATAGTATGCGGTGATGTTCCTTTTTCTAGATATATCCCATAGTCAACTCCATGTGATAGAGCTATTACTATCTTATTTCCTTTCCATTGCCATGTTGTATTAAGTCTATTTCTAGCATCGTGTGTATGGTCTTTCCATGGTTTATTTTGCCTAGCATAGTTTTGTAGTTTTATTGCACTACTAGAAGCATAAGCACTCATACTAGCTTTAAATCTAGCTGGTTGAGCTGACAAGTTTCCCAAAATTTGACTAGCATCAAAATTAAATCCACTACTCAACGTAACTCACCTCTTGAAGCTTCATATCCATATAAATATCCATTTTATTTATGTTTCCAAGGTCCTTAATTTGATATTTATAGCCTTCTATATAGATGTAATCATCTTTTTGTATGAGCTTAGCAGTCTCATCATAAGCAATTAGAAAATATAAACCTTTATCAGTCTTTACCTCTCCTTTATCTTGCAAGGATATAGAAAGATTACTACCTTCATGATATAAGCCTTCTAGTTCGCATACTAATTCAAGTAAATCTGACTTTTCTCCAAAGTCATTGGTATAAGCTCGCTTAACTACTGCTTGAGAAGGAAGCTTCTTTATTGCTTTTTTAACTTTTGCTTTAATTTTTTCTTTATTTATCATAAAATTTTACTTCCATTCGGTCTGTATTTTTTAGCAAGTCTTACCCAGTAATCTTTATTATTAGGTAATGATAATCCGCCTGGTAAGGCAATACTATCATCTTCTGCTTTAGCTAGAAGGCATTCATAAGCAGTTTTATTTATATCATCATTATTTTGCTCTAAATAAAATTGGAGTTGTTCATCAGTAAAAAAGGGAGAATCGCTCTCCCTTAGAATTAGTTTTAATTTTTCTATGTCAGACATTTAAATCACGCCCTATTATTTTTTAGATTTAAATTTAGCTAAAACAACTTTAGCTGCATTTGATAAGACTGCAGTATAGTGTTTGTCAGCAGATATATCAGTTTTTCTTGCTAAAGATACTCTATCTGTTTCTACATTTGTATCTCTTTTTAAATATACAGTTAAAGCAGCAGTATCTTCTTCTGTTTCAGCATCATTATTAAGTTTTATAATTGGATTAAAGTATACTGGAGTAGTTGATTTTAATACAAAATCACCTTCTTTTGCATTTGGCAATGTAGCTTGTATTGTTGCCAAGTTCCCAGATGCTACTTGTACTGCACTATTTGTTCCGCTTTCGCAGAAAGAGTACCACTCATCTACTAATTTAGCTTTTTTAGTTGCTACAATTCTACAATTAGCTATTTTACCTATTTCTCCATTCATAACCACTTGACCAGTATATTTGTCTGCAGATATAAAATTAGCATCTTTTCTTAATTGTGTAACCTGTTTAGGATTTACAAACATAACTTTTTCTGTATTTAACTCTTCATCAAATACATCTACTGCATCAACTATTCCGTCATAATTTATAGTTCCGCTTGAACCATCATAAATTAATTGTGCATTAAATAAAGCATCTATTGCATCATTATCTACTTTAGAAGCTATTGATTTTGCTATTTGATTATTTGTTTCTCCTACAGGATTACCATATCCACTTAACACAGCTTCATCTGTAAGTTCTACTGCTTTCATTGCTTTTTTTACTGTAGCAGTTGTTGAAGTAGTAGTTAATTTTACTGTTTCTGCTGCAACACCTTCTGCTACATCTACTGCATCTCCTATATCATTTACATTCATACAAGGTCGTTAATCTTGTATCGTTCTCTTATGAACTGCTATATATTACTATATAGATTAGACTATATCATCAACTCCTTGAGTTGCCCTCCATTTCCACCCACTTGGGTGTACGCCTTTCGGCTAGTCGTTGAACGTTATTCATTAAATATAAATTTATCTAATTCCTTGATAATTCTATCATTTCTTAACCACCAATAAGGTATTCTTAATAAAGGAATATTATTATCTTTGCAAAATTTATTTTTTATTTCATCATGTATTTTTACTTTTGGAGTTCGATATTTAGAAGATTTTTCGCCAAAATGTTGGCTACCATCAAATTCAATTAGCTTTAATTGCCCTTTTATATTAACCATAAAATCGAAAGGTAATTCTAGCACATCTCTACATTCTTTAAATCTATACTGAGGTTTAAAATCTATTTTATTTTCTTCTAAATATTTACTTATAAATAATTCTCCTTTTGACATTATGCATTTAGGACATCTTATATCTCTCATTAAATCTTTTGGTATTACTTCCCATTCATAACCGCATTTATGTCTTACTAATATAGGAGTTTTGTTATTTATATATTCTCCTATTATTTCATATTCTTCAGGATATTTATGATTTATTTGTTCAATAAATTTATTAGTATCTTTAAACCCATGGCATACAGGGCATCCAGCACCTCTTAAAATATTGCCAGGTAACGCACTATATACATGGTTACACTTTTTATTCAATACTTCTATTTTATACTTTACTCCTTTATACTCACTAATAACTTCTATATAGTTAATGTTGTTTTTAGTTAAGTCTTTTTTAAATTGTTCTGTTGTTTTAGTTTTAGATTTAGCTATTCTTTTACCAGCGCATTTAGCACATCTTTGCCCAGCTAATATCTTAGAAGGTGCTTTATACCCTTCGTGTCCGCATTCTTTAAACTTAACTAATATTTTATCTCTGTTTGTCTTGTATTCACCTAAAATTTCTATAGAGTCTCCAAATTTGTCATATACTTCATTTTTAAATTCTTCTGTAGTTTTTCTCCTTGACATATTATCACCTCTATTTATATTTTATCATAAATTTGACAATATATCAATAAATAGGAATTGTTATATATTTAATGAATCTTCGCTGCTGATTGTCCTAAAGTGAGATGAACTCTTTAGGAGTTTCCAGCAATTAAAAGGGTTTGCAATACATATCACTATGTAAAGGCGCATATAGTTTACGCATATTGTGGAACTGTTATAGTATTTCCTGGTTGCCCTACTAATGTAGTATCTATTTTAGCAAATGGTGTAACCACTAACTTTTTCTCTATTTTAGCCGAAATCATATCTGCCATTACTTCTGGATTTATTAAATCTGCAATTTTTGTTGTTGCCATATTATCACCTTCCTATTATTTTAATTGATTATACAGTTCTTTATTAGAGTTGAATAAATCTACTCTTTCTTTATAAGTCATCTTATTAAATTGTTCTTTTGTTATTGCTCCATCGCCAACTCGTGGATGATTACCTGTTCCACCAGTATTACCTGGTGCTGGATTTGATGTGTCAAATAAATACCCATCACTTTCCTTCAATGCAGTTAATTGTCCTTCTAAGCCTTCTAATTTACCTTCATTAAATTTTATATTGTCTAAATCAAGTAAAGCTTTTAAAGCCTTAGCATTCTTACATTTATTGTCTTTTAATGCACTGTCTAATGCATAATTAAAATCCTTTTGTGCTGATTCTTTTTTCAGATTTTCTATTGTAGCTTCATGATCTTGTATTGTTTGTTGCAATGCTTCATTGTCTTTATTATTTTTCTTCAACTCTGTTATAGTTGTATTTGCAGCTTTTATTTGTTCATCTAAATCAGCCTTTTGACCTTTTAATTTCGTATATCTTTCATCTGCATTTTCTAAAGATGTAGTATATATTTTTTCTTCTTTCATCTTTGCAGTAATGTTATTTATTTGTTCATCTGTTAAGCTTTGTGCTTTTAATAATTCTTTAAATTCCATATTTCCTCCTATATTTACACTTTTTACAAGTCCGTTTCTTGAATATAGTTTTTAGTTTATTCTTTTACGTCTACAAACTAAAAAAAGACATAAAAATAAGGCCTTACAGCCATTCGTGTTTCTTTTTATATTTCTTATAGTATTTTTTATAAAAAGGTGAATTCTCACCATATGTTGCTAAATTAAATAAGATACTTGGACTTGTAATCAAACCCAATCTTACTAATATTCTATTTAATAATTTTTTCATTTTTCCTCCTATTTATATTTAACAATGATGCTTATAACATAATTTAAATTATACATACCTAACCATACTCCATTTTTCTTTATAATGAAATATTTTCCGTCATATATATAATCGTCCCATTCATCTTCAGTCCATTTTATTTCCTCCGAATTAGTCATTACTATTTTGATTAAATTCATTTCTTAACCTCCCATGCTTCAAACCATTTATCAAGCTTTTCATTTTTATCACCATTAACCCAGCCTTTTAACTCTCTAGCTATATCCTCTAAGTCATCTTCTATAACTGGTAATAGTGTACACCTACCTAATATGTGGTCTAAAGGTACTTTATTTTTATCGAATTTCTTTCCGTTTCGTTCTTTACATAAATCGCATACATTATCGTCTGTTCCGCTTAGCCATTCAACTTTTTCTACATATGGATTATGCTTAGCACTTTGCCTTGTTGCTTCTTGGTATGCATGATTTATATATGTATTTGCTAATCTATATGAGTTAAATTCAACCTTGTTTTTACTTTTAGGATGAATAGTAAACTTTTCGTATTCCTTTAAATAATCTGGATTACAATAAACCTCTAAGTCTTTAGCTATATCTTTACTGTTTTTACCACTAATAAATCCATCTGTGAGTATATCGTTTATAGTCTTTACAGTCTTGTTGTGATTGCTCCAAAGTCTGTCAGAAAGTTTTATGTTATCTCCATACATTTTGCCTGTAATAACATTGTCTAAAACTTGCTTATTCACTTTGCTAAACATATCTTCAAAGCTACTAGAAAGAGGTTTGCATAAATCACTGTAAAACTCTACTTGGCTTTGTGTATAGCCTTCTACGGTGTTTACAATAGCCTTTTCAATATCTTTATTAAGTCTTTTATTAAGCTTCTTATATTCTTTTTCTAGATACTTAGCAGTTTGTCTTAAATAGTCATATGTCATCGTATCTGGATTAACTAGAGCCAATCTTTTAATTAGATTATTTGCTACTCTCTTATATGCTTTTTTTATTTCTCTAGTCATCTCTTTTTCAGTTTTATTCTTTTGTTTAAAAAAATTATTCAACTGGATCACTCATTCCAGATACATAACTTTCTTCTAACATTTCTCTTTCTAATGCTATTTGTTTTATTTCAGCATCGGCCACATCATCTGTAACACCTTGCCATTTCTTGATGAATGTTTTTCTAGACATAGCCTGTGCATTTACTTGTTGCAAGTCTAATGTCTTTTCTTCATCTTCATCTTCCTGTAAAGGATAGTTATTTTCTACTGTAACAGTATAATCAAGTTGCGGTAATTTTTCTATTTGATATACTTCTGTAATTTCAAGTATTGCTCTTACTAACCACTCTAAAGCAGGTCGCCATGCCATCATCTTTTCTTCGCATCTAGTAATAAGTTGCCAATACAATGCTTTCATAGTTTTACCTGATGTCATCATGCCTTTTAGCTCGTCGTTACTTAGCATTGGTATATTTAACATCTCGTGCATATCTGACTTAATTCGTTTTAATGAGTTTTCTATTTTATCTCCATATCCAAAGTCTGTCGGTATTGTACCTAGTGTAGCTTGTTTCCCTTCTGCTGTAGGGTCTGTTGGTACATCCCAATAAGCTCCCGGCTTTAGCTTGAAGTTTTCCGATGCCTCTGGGTCTATATCTACTCCATAGATTATCCTATCCATACCTTTTCTAAGTGTGTCTACATCTTCTGAAGATAGTCTGTTGTATTGAATTTGATTATCTAAAAGCTCTTTTACATCGCTCTCTCCAAATGGGTCGCCACTTAGTCCGTCATTGATGATTACATAGCAAGGAATACCGCTTAATTGCAAGTCTACATCTACATTTATAGGTTCTATTAATATCCCATTACCATTGTAGATGCCTTCGTTAAGAATACATCTACCATCTATCATTTCATATTTTTGTTTCCAAATACGTTGCTTATCTTTTTCAACTTCCTTGTTAGTTTGATAGAAGAATATTATCTTTTTAAGTTCGTTAGGATTTTCCTCGTCACTCTCGTAGATAAATTCCAAGCTAGGTAAAAACATTATCCTAATCTCTTTTGTATCTTGGTTAGCATATAATTTAATAGCAGCTCTTTTACCGATAAAGCAGTCTCTAGCACCTTTTACAAGCTTTTCTGAGAATAGATTATCTTTTAATATTTTATTTAAATAAAGGTTTATTCCTTCAGCTTTATCTTTATCAGCATCGGTATCATTTTTAGGTTGAATGTATAACTCTGGAGTCTTACCGAATAAAAATCTAGATTCTTCTTTTATAAGCTTCTTGATGATATTTGTTCTTTTTTCTGTCTGTGTATAGTCTTTTTCTTCTGACTTATCTATAAAGTTTTCTCGGCCTTCGTATATGTCATACAGTCTTAGTATATCGTTCATTTCTTGTAATACTGCCGAGCCATATAATCCTGTTAATTCTGCTGTAACAAATTCTTGATAACTATTAAGCATATTACATCCTCCTTTCTATCGGCTATTGTTTATTCTTACTTTTCTATTTCCAACTACAGTAAAGAAATAATATCTCATTTGGTCCATACTGTGATCATATTCTTTAACTGGTTTATCTTCTCCAGTTTTGCTCGAATCTTCATCCCATGCATAAGATGCTATTTCTTTTAATGTTTCAACACAATCTTTATCAATTAAAAGTTTATCTTGAGCCATAAAACTAGCAGTAAGTCTTATTCCGTCTAGTACATCGTTCTTAGCTTTTTGAACTCTATATCCCCTTTTTCTTAATTCAGCAATAAAAGAAGCTGCAGAAGGGTCAACAATTATTCTCTTAACCTTATAATCACCAATAAACTTTTCTAAATCATCTGCATATTGTGTATCCGTCTTTTGTATTCCTTTATCTCGACCACTGTAGTAGTATTCCTTAATTAATACATGCTTACCATCTGTAGTTTTACCCCATAAGCCAAATACAGTTGCATTTTGAGTACCATAGTCGCATGATATATAATATTCTTTGTATGAAAATTCAGTAGCATCACAAACATGCTTTTCTTTATCAAACATAGAATATATAATTCCTTCTGCAACTACCCATAAACCTAAAATATAACGTTTAAAGAATACTCCAGAATACATAGATTTATATCTATTTTTTATCTTCTCAGATAATGATAAATTGTCATCCATTGTAAAATGCAAATATAAAATATTCTTTTCTTCTTTTTTATCTATCCAATTAAGTTTAAACCAATGATATGGTCCATCTGGGTTGCAGTTAACATTTGTACCCCTGCTTTCGCAGTATTTCAAGGGATTAGACTATCTCTTCATCTTTCGCAAGATGTTAGGCACTTCCCATGCAAGAATTTCACTTGCACAGTACAGGTTTCATAACCATATCGTTTTTAGTAATAAAAAAACGACTTAGGCTGTTTACCTTAGTCGTTACACCTTCAAAGAGTTTTCGCTCTAAGCTTGGCACGGTATTGTCTTATTAAACATATTTCCAATCTGTAATAGGTTGTTTTGTTATAGGATGTTTGCCAGCCGATTTTCGTTTCCCGTTTATACATTCGCTTACTTTACAGCCATTATTTATACCGCAATATCTAGCTGCTTCCCTTAATGAATCAAAAGTCATATTCAATATATCAGAATGTACTTTTTTAGATTGATAAGCATTTGCACCCGCACGTTTCATACAAGATTCTAAAGAGTGCTTTCTCCCAGTTTGAGATTTGCTCATTTTTTCTTTTGTCTCATTTGATATATTATATTTTCTAATTATAGTATCATAATGTTTTGTATTTAATCCATTCTTACATGAATCGTACAATTTAATATAATATGCTTCTAATTCATTTAATTTGTTTTCTATGTAATCACGTTCACCTTCAATAGTTTCAATTATACTTTTATCAAAGCTATCGAATCCAAATTTACTTATTTCTTTATATATAGGACTATTTTCGTATTTTGATTTGTATTCATATTGTTTCATTCTACGTTCATAATCAATAGTTCTTCCTATATATATTTTCCCTCTCGGAGAAACTAACTTGTAAATATATCCCTTCATTTTTAACAACCTCCTTCTATGTATATCTATATTATAACATAAAAGGATTACAATTAAAACCCATTTAACTTAGATTTTCACCGTTAGCAATAGTTTTCACTATTACACCTCGCATTTACGAGTTCACCTAATTTTCAACTATATATCACTATATAGTGTGGCTTAATTCAACCAAAATTTACTTCCCTCAACTGAACAACGACCAGTAGCTTGATTTACAAAACTCTCAGGCATCAATGCCACTTCATCGAAGAATACTCCAGCTAAAGTTATACCTTGTATAATGTCTTGGCTTCGTTCATCTTTGCCACCAAAGATATAAAAATAATTTGTTTTATCTCCTTTGGTTACAATTAATAAGTTATCAGCTCTTTTATCCTCTGTTTTATAACCTCTAGATTTAAGCATTAGCTTCAACCAAAATAAAACATTCCTTCTAAATGAGCCTATCGTCTTACCACACATGCCAAAGTTTTGACCATTGAAGTTTTCCATTGCCCATAAAGAAAAGCTTAATGACATTGAAATAGTTTTACCACTTCTTATAGCTCCGTCAGCTATAATTCCATCTTTATCATGTACAGGTGAAGCTGGTAACCACCAAGTCAGCACCTTTTTTTGCTTTTTAGAGAAAGGGCTAAATTTTATAACTGCTTTTTTAATGCCTAAGTTTCTAGATGATTTCATTTTGTTAACTTTACTTCTTAAATCTGAAATATGTCTCTTGATATTAATCATCGTTCCATACCTCGTCAACTTGCGCATTTAAAGCATCTATAAATCCATCATCCTCGACAGGCCCTTCATCTCCACCTTGTTTTAATATAGCAAGTTCAGTTTTCATAACTTCTAAATCTAATTTAGCTTCGTCTACATCAAACTTATGTAATAAATCAATAGCTTTTTGTTTTTTCTCTTGCACTCTAGTTAATGCTTCTTCTATATTTTGGATTTGATTTAAAGCAGTTTCAAATTCTTTAAGATCTGTATCCGCATCTTTTTCAATGCCTGTTTTGTAAGACTTTAATGTAATTTCTTTGTTTTTTAAATCAGCTATCCTTTTAAGCATTCTTCTTTCTCTGACTGTCAGTAGTTGAATTTCATGAATTAGTAAATTTCTTTTTTCTATCTCTATGCTATCAACTAATTTAATTTCGTCATCTTCTAAAGTGTCAAAGAATATACTTTCAAATTCTCCTGTTGTGACCGCGTTTTTATTATTTGGCCTTGCTTGTAAGGGATAAGATTCTTTTTTTAATCTAGAATTAGCTTTTTTACTAGCTTTCCTAGTTTTTTTTGCATCTATTTTATTTGTTGTACAACTTTGTTCTGATTGTTGTACGACTTTGTTCCATTTATCTCGACTTTTCCAAACTGCTATTACTTTTTCATCTTCATTTAGCATACTAGCAATTTCTCTATTAGTTATATTCCCATTATGTTGTTTATATATCTCGAGAGCTTTGTCTCTACTTGGGCTTCTAGCTCTTGCCATGCATCACCACCTCGTTATTTTTCTAATTTATTTATCAATTTATTTCTATATCTATTATCATTTGTTAATCTAATAAGACTTTCTATATCTCTTTTACTTAGCTTATCGTCTATCTCTCTTTTTATAGCCATAATAACCAGTATCTTAGCTTTATAAAAATTATTTACATGTGTATGTCCGTTTTCAAATTTCTTGTTTGTATTATGTACAACAAATCCGTCACTACATCTATAAATTGAATACTCTTTTCTTTGAAATATTTTTCTACTCATTTAGATCAACTCTTTCTTTACACAACAAAAGAGCCCTTCATGGGCTCTTTTTCAAATTGAGTATGAGATTAAAATCTGTTTCTGTTGTTGTATGATAGTAATTACATTTAACGATTAGCAAGCTACAGGATTCGAACCTGTATCACATGGGGGCGTGATTTCCATTACTTGCACGTTGCTGAGGTTTTACCCCCAGCCATTTCCTGTCATAACTAAGTTGTTAATTATATACTTAATACTTAGGGAGGACACAAGTCTGTGCCAAGAAAAAACCAATGTTTTAAAAAAACTGTAGCAATTATACTAGTCAAATAGGTTACCAGGCTATCTGACATTCAATAAGAGTTTGTAAAGAAAACAACCTTTATATTTTCCTATAATACAAATATACTATAGTTTTCTGTCCAAAAAAGGAACTTTTACGGAAATTATGAGGTAACTTTACGGAACTTTTACGGAAATCATATAAGTGATTTTATTTTGTTTATTATATCGTTTCTCATAATTCTACATTTTTTATCACTATATCCTATTTCCTCCCCTACATCTAACCAGCTTGGTGCTTTTTTTCTATTAGAGAAATATCTAAAGCTAACAAGTCTTTTCTCTTCTTCTTTTAGCAGCTCTAGTGCATTTTCTATTTTTCTAATTTGTCTCTCTTTTTTATGTATCTTATTTTCTATTTCTATTATCTGTCTCTCTTTTGCAAGTACTTCATTTTCAACTGTATTGCTTATGTTATTTGTTTGTCCTGTTCTTTCGTCAGCATAGCTAATAGCTTTGCATCCCTTGTACTCCACCTCTAGGTACTCTAAATCTATTTTTAAGCTGTTTAGCTCTATTTTCATAGAATTATAATTGTATAACTTACCTTCTGCATCTGAAAATGTTTTATCTTTTTCTATTGTTTTACTAGCCATGCTCCCACACTCCTGTTATAATAATATTGTCAATATTTGTGGGAATGTGAAAGCATTCCTTTTTTTATGTCAATTATTTATATTTATCTTCTTTGTGTAGTCCAATTTTCTGGTATCCAATTTTCTGGTGTTGGAACGTAAAAACTTTGTACACAGTCACCTAATATTTTTTTTACTTGACATTTGTTGCAATCTTCATTGCTACTGCATTCTTTTTTTATTGTTAGTAATGCTTGCTTTACTTCTTCCATTTAATCTCCCTCCAATTCCTTTTCAGCTAATTTAATTGCTTCCAATGTGCTATATCCCTTTTCTATGTATTTCTTAGCCAGTTCGACTAATTCTTTGTATCTTGCTAATATCAATCAATCACCTCCTAAAAAAATGTCAGTTGTTCATAATCAACTTGTTTTATTTCTTCTTGTTTAAATTCGTATTTTAATCTTTCTCTTTCTAGATCTTCAAATTTACTTTGGTCTCCACATGCTTTTTTAAAGCAATCATCACATAACCATACACAATCAGCTTCATCACTTCGAATATTTGCTTTATGTCCTTCTTGATTGATTTCTTTTGCACAGTTGTAACATTTGATGCCTAAAAGTTTTTCTTGTCTCAATTCTTCATCTTTATAATTAATTTTTCTTTCTTCATCTGGCCAATCTACTCTATTGCAAGTATAAACACATAAATTAGATTTTTCACATCCATAGCAACAAGCATTTGTACACATTTTCTCTTGTTGAATCATTGCTATTAATTCTGGTCTTCTTGCTTCATCCTGTTCTTTTATCTCTTCTATCGCTTCTTCTATCTCTGCCATGATTAATTCTTTTACTCCGTCCATACGTTCACAGCCAAATGATGTCATGCTACCACATTCAAATTCCATTTTATTCACCCTTTTATTTCAAACTTAATTCAAATAAAAATGTATCATAATTGTCTAGTTCATCATCTGCCATGTTGTCTAAATCTCTGTGTTCTATTTCAAATTCATCCTCTAGCATTTCAATCCATTCTCTAAAAGTTAAATCATGATTTGCTTCTATTTCGTAATCTTTTATTTTCTTATCTAACATTTCTTTTGTTATTTTCATTTCTTTTGTTATTTTCATATTTTTACTCCTTAATTTGTATTTTATTTTTAATTTAATTCAGCCCACTACTCATGATTTCCTAAGCCCCTATATATTTAGATATTTCTTAATAACTTGTATAGCTTCTTCGCAACTATAACACACTTTTACTTCATATCCTTGCTCCATTAATGCTCTAATCCATTTCTTTTGATTATCTGTGCATTTATTTCTACCTACCTTCATTTCGATAAATAGACCGTATTTTTGACTTCTAGGAACTGGTAAAAATAAATCTGGTACTCCTGATTTTGTCCCTGTAGCTTTTAGTTTTCTAGCTTCTCCTTTATTTCTATATCCCCCATTAGGAATAGCAAATATCATTTTTAGTTCTGAATATTTACAAGATTGTAAGTTACACCATTGAATTAGAGTTGCTTGTTCTAAATCTTCACCTTTCATGTTTAATCCTCCACATATCCCCATTTTAATTTTTCACCTGTTACTGGGTGTTTCCCAGCTGACTTCTTTTTCCCTCTGCAACATTTAGAAATATCTGATTGACAAATTCCTGTTAATCTTTCTGCTTCTCTAGTAGACCCATATTTTTTACCAGTATCTATACATATAACTTTTCTAGACAAACTATTATCTTTACCTTTTTTAGCTTTTTGTAATCCTGTTCTGTATGCGTGCTTCATATTTTCTTCTTGAGTGCACCATTCTAAGTTTGATACTGTATTATTTTGTTTATTACCATCTATGTGATTTACTTGCGGTTTGTTTTCTGGATTAAGTATAAATGCCTGAGCTACTAAGCGATGTACTTTATGTTTTTTGATATTAGAATTTGCACTTAATGTAATATAATAATATCCACAATTATCTTTATACTGCTTTAATATTTTTTCTCTGTACTTTTTGTTTTTATCTCTTAAACTTTTAACTCTTCCTAAATTGCTAATTTGATATAATCCTTTGTAATTTTTTATATCTTTCCAAATTTCGTTCATTTTTATCACCTTCTTTAGTATGATTTTATCATACTTTGTCATACTTTATCAAGTATTTTAGATTTATTTTCATATAAAGTTATGATATAATACCACTAAGAGGTGATAATATGAAAAAGAAAATTGCTATAACTCTAGATGAAGAAATTCTAGAAAAATTAAAGCAATATGCCACTGAAGAGGATAGAACTATATCAAGTCAGATAAATAAATTATTAAAAGACTTTTTCAAGTCGAGAGAAGGGAAATAACCTTCTCTCTTTTATTTTTATCCTTCTGCATTTTTATTTGATGTATATCTCTCCATATTCCCCTCCTATTTTGCTGTTCTGTATGGCGCTAACATAAGATATAATTTATGTACTAATATTTCTTTGTCTTTATTTCCCATAGCTACTAGTGGTGTATCTTTTGTTCTTTGTACTACAATGTATTGTTCTTTACAATAATTACTGCAAAATCTTTGTTTTTTGTTTTTTCTTTTGTATTCTTTACCACAATACTCGCATACTCTTATATCTCCACCTTCTATTAGATTTATGTCCCATGTATTTTTATAAAGTTTTCCTCGTTTTATAACTCCTGACACGATACTTTCATGTATTTTTTTATTGTAGACACCTGAAAGATAGTCTGCTGCATCTTTTTTGCTTTCGAATTTTATTATTTCTCCAGTGTTTACATTTTTCATTTGTAATAGGTATTCGCTCATAATCTTCCTCCTTATTTTCTTAATGGCGCTAACATAAGATATAATTTATGTACTAATATTTCTTTGTCTTTTGTTATTTTCGCCTCACTGTTTATCGCTGGTCCTCTTTTTTCTTCTGCACGATATTCTTCTCTACAAGTATCACTGCAAAATCTTTGATTTGCTCTATTACTTGTATATTCTTTGCCACAATACTCGCATATTTTTTTATTAGCATTTTTTATGAAATTTATTTCCCATGTATTTTTATAAGGTTTTTCTTGTCTTATAGCTGATGCTACAGCTCCAGCGTATATTTTCTTGCCATATACACCTGTAAGATACTTCGCTACTGCATTTTGGCCTGTAAATTCTAATACTTCTCCAGTTTTTATATTTTTTACTGTGATTATATTTTCACTCATTGCTATTCACCTCTTCTCTTTACTTTTTTTGTTTCTAGTTCTTTTAAATAAGCTGCTAGTTCTTCAGGACTTAGTTTATATTCTTTTACTTTACTGCCCTTGCTTTCATAATTGCCTTTTAGGACTATCTCGCCTGGCTGAAAATAATATACACCCCCGTTGTTATGTCTAGTTTTTACTTGTTGTATTGCTACTTTGGGTCCTTTGGAATATACTTTCTTCAAGCATCCACAACTTTTTGTTATTCTATGTTGTAGATTACTTTCTCTTACCACTGTTGTATTTCCACATTCACATTGACATTTCCAGTATCTTCTGCTTTTTTCTACATGATCTAGTTCTAATACAACTAATTTCCCATATATTTTACCTGTCAAATCTACTACTTTTGGCTGTCTAGTAAGTCCCATATCCTTTACGTATCTTCTTATAGTGCTTTTATCTCTATTTAGTTCGTATGAAATATTCAAAATGCTTAATCCTTCGTTATATAATCTTTTTATCTTTCTTTTTTCTAAGTCTGATAGTCTTAATGCCATTTGATTATCCCCCTTTCGCCTAGAAGATTTAACTTCTAGGCTATTTATTTGTAAGTATTGCTATCTTATATCGTTATTTTTAAATATGTCTTTGCTTATTGAATCTGATATATCTTCTTTAATGTCTAATTTTTCTTTGATTCTATTTTCTTTCAAGCCTAGCTTTATAGCACCAATCATGCATTTTAAAAATTCTTCTGCTGGTATACCACTTTTTTCTTCTAATTTGCTTATTACTGTATCGTTTAGCATGCATAAATCAGCCATTATATCATGAAGTTCTCCATTTAATGTTGCTCTTACTTCTCCATCTTTTACATTTGCTTTTATCATTCTTCCTGTCCCCCTCCTAGAGCTCGCTAAAGCCCTATATTATATTTCTTAATCTATAGTTGTTTTCTATTCCTCTAGGGAATGTTATTATATTACCTTGTGCCATTTCTACGATTCGTGAACCAACAGCTTCATCAAACATCAATATTTCCTTAATTGATTTTTCTGTCGATATAATCATAGGTTTGCCTTTTAGATATCGTGTGTTGATTACCTTGTATATATATTTTCTATCTGCTTGTGTTGGCTCGCCTTTCAAGAAATCATCTAAAAATAGAACTCTTGGATTTATATATTTTTCTAACTCTCTTATAAATTCTTCTTCTTCATTGATAACTTGTTTTAGATTAGTCAGCATTGATATATATTCTTTGTATACGCAGCCAACATTGTTGTCGATTAGTTCTAGCATCGCTGAAATTCCTAAGTGAGTCTTCCCACTTCCAGGGGTTCCGCTTAATATCAAACTTGCATTAGTTTCTTTTTTTAAGAAGTCATTAACATATCGTAAAACCTCGTTCTTTGCCTTTATTTGCCATTCCTTGTTAGTTTTAAAGGAATTAATCGTCTTTTGTCTAAAAACCTCTGTAAGACCACTTAATGCAAGTTTTTCGATACTTTGTCTTTTTTCTAAGCAGCTACAAGGTACAGCCACCTCATATCCATCCTTTATCTCGAATGTATATCCTCTATCTTCACATAGAGGGCAATCATATTTTGCTGGTTCTGGAGCATGTTTTTCCAAAGCAACTTTTAATCTATCCAATAAAACTGCATCCATTTTATTCATCTCCTTATAATCCGAATTTTTCATCTATTTTGTCTAGAAAATCTAGATCTTGTTTATTTAATTCATCTTGTTGTCTAGGTTTGTTTTGTTCTTGCTGTAATTTGTATGCTTTTAGCTGGTCATATGTTGTTATGTTATTGTTGGTCCAGTTGTTGATTATCCCTTTTAGATAGCCTAAGTTAGTTTTACTTCGCTCTGTACATATCTCTATTGCTCTTTTAAAAAGTGAATAATCTATGTCCTTACTTATATCTATAAGCCATTCTGATGTTACTCCATTTATTACTCCTATATTATTTTCATAGAGTTTAGCAAACTTACCTACCAACTTATTATTTGTATCCTCTTCTATATATGTAGGTCTATCTCTATCTCTATCTCTATCTCTATCTCTATCTCTAATTATGGTGGAGATTTGGTCGGACATTTGTCCTGTACTTTCGGACGATTGTTGGGACATTTGTCCTGTTGTTTGTCCTTTTCCTTCTGATAATTGTTTCTTTTCTTCATCAATTCTTCTTCTGTAATTTCTTTTTCTATCTGCTTCTGTAGAACTTTTACCTATAAAGTCTTGAATATCTAGCATATAGATAGCCCCATTGTCTAGTATTTCTACTAATCCTAATTGTCTAAATATATCGACTGCTTTTTCTACTACTGCTACTGGATGCCTAGTAACATTAGCAAGCATTGTTGAATTATATGGTATTCTGTCATTAAACATTAATTTCCCTGTATTTTTTAAACTTCTAAGATAAAGTTTTAAAAGTATGTTTGAATATAAATAACCATCTGGCATACTTTCAAGTATTATCATTTCATCTCTGTCAAAGAAATTATCTACTAATTTTAGATAATAATATTTTTGATTGTCGCTCATTACTAAGCCTCCTTATTTGTTGTTTATCATAGGAAGGGGATTGCTCCCCAACCTAACTTATGCTGTTTTTTCTGCTGCTTTTTCATATCCGTTGCAAACTAAATCATATTCTGGTTTAGTCAAGTCTTTTACTTCCTTGTTGAATTTTTTCATTACTTGTTGCTTAACTAGATCTTTATCTACTCCAGCTTTGTTAGCTAGTGCATATAATCTAGCTAGTTGCTTGTCCGATAATTTTTTAGAATTATAATTATTGCTATAACTTCTTTGTGCTTCGGTTGGTGGTTTAGAATCAGCATCATCTTCATCTGTTGGTATTCCTAAGAACTTCAATAGAAAGTATCTTTCGTTGTATGTTAGTGCTGTCCCCATAGCCTTGCTGATATCATCTGTTTGTTGTCCGATACAAACCCAAGGAACTACCAATTTATCTGTTGGTTCTTCGGCATTAATCCATGTGTATGTCATTTTTGCAGTAACTATAAAATCTAATTTTTCTTTTCCTTTTGCTGTTACATATTCATGTTTTTCCCAATGAAATGTACTATAATCTATCTCTGGTACTAATAACACTCCTAGCTCGTCCATTTTATCTTTAACAGCTCTTAAAATTTGAGTTCCACTTACAAATATATAGTCATATCCTTTAGTGTCTTTTGAAAAGCCTTTGATATTTTTTCTTATTTCTACTAGCTTTTGATGCAAGTTCATGTTATTCACCTTCCTTA